AGGGTGACGCTCCGGTTGAAACGCATTTGTTTTTCTCCGGCGGAGTGCGGCGACGCCACATCACGCCCCAGTGGATCAAGCGACTGAACAACAGTCTCATTCCTCAAGGCCAAACTTTGCCCATGGGCGGCGTATTTTTCACCACAGCCGGGGCCACCAATGAAAGCACCACTCGCACCACAACCAAAGGTGCGCCCGGAACCTTAAAAGCCAAAATCACACGCCATTATGGCGGAGATGTCACCTGCGCCAAAGCCAAAAAACTGAAATCAAGAAAAACTGCTACTCCACATGACAAGGCACAAGCCAACTGGTTCTTGAACATGCAGGACTGTGATGAGAGCCAATTGGGGGAAGTGTTTCGCGGAGAACCAGAGCATGTTCGATGGATGTGGAACAAAGACGACAATATCGTGCAAACCAAATTTGAGTATGCTGGACATGAGGTAGACATTGGATTAGAGCCAGTTGATGGCAGTTTTTTTGATTATGGTCCGTATGTGGCCAAACATCATAACATCACTATACCCGACGATTGGACCGGTTACAACATCACCTTTTCAGTGGATGACAGCATTGGCATAACCATGGAGTTTGGAGAAAAAGGTGTACAGCTCTTGGGCAAAATAGTCCGAATCTTACGTGGGTATTTGACGGCACACCAATGGGACTATGTGACATTCTCTGGAGATCCAGGAAGTAGAAATCGTTTGTATTGGGCTATGGCTCAGAGGCTTGCAAATGAAATTGGAGGCCAAGCACTGCAAACCCGCAACTATTTCACAATTTTCAAAAAGAGCTTACTGGAGGCGTTTGACTATCAACTACCGCAAAGCAAGTGGAAGGTTGTGGGGCAGGGAGAAAGCCACATTACTTTTGACTTCCAGATTGATGATAATGAATACACACTTGAGCTGATGTATCGACCCGAGCCACAAAAACGGGGCATATATGAAGTCATATTTGCTCACAAGGAACATGGCTTGGATGTAAGTGGCACAGGGTCTGCATTCCGGGTTTTTAGTGCCATTGAGCAATTGATCAAATACGCTATTCAACAACAAAAAACAGTTCCCATCAAAGGAATATTTTTCACCGCACAAGGAAGCAGCCGACAAAAACTATATTCCAAGCTGAGTCAACTTTTAGCCAAAAACTTGGGATGGCAGGTGTCCACTGATCCTCAAGATATGCCCTATAACATCAATCCCAAAATTGAAAAAGGCTTCCTAGTCCAGCAGCCTAAACTATCGGAAGAGGGCGGTGTAGGGCGTGTTGTCAAAGGGGTAAACACAACCTCTGACGTGGGGCCCAGAGAAGTTCAAAAGCAAGCAAGAAAATTTGGTAACATCACAACACCTGATGGTGTACCGCCTCAGATCCAAACAAATGGAAAGTTCAAGCCTGTTAAATAAAGGGCAATGACAAATTTATACAGTTTTGGCATGGATCCCACCAGGTGGTATAGCAGGGGATTGTGGGCTTATTCCCAAAATGAAACCAGTTGGATAACTGGGAACAATCCAGTACAAGGATTGGGCAGCCTACAATCCATGGCTTACGGCAACAACATTTGGGTTGGGGCAACCAATTTTGGCGATTTCACTGTTAGCAGTAATCTAGTAAACTGGTTTTCCTACACCCCTGAAAACAAAAGTTGGCTGGTGAACAAAATTACATGGGGCCAAGGCATATTTGGTGTTGTTGGTCATGAAAAAAATTTCAATAACTTGAGTGAAACTGGTTTTATTGCTGTGAGCGGCAATGGTGGTCCAGCCACCTGGACCAGAAAATATGTAAGTTATCAAGAGCCCATGACTTTGTTTGACATCAAACATTATGGAGCTGGAAATTGGATAGCAGTGGGCAGCACCAACAACTTATCAACACCTGTGGTGTTGGTGAGCACAGACAATACTGACACTTGGACTAGAGTCACTCTTCCCAGCATCTTGTCAACAGGAATATACAGTGTTGAAGCCAGTCAGGGTTTGACTTTGAAAGTTTGGTTGGGCGGCAAAGGGTGGATAGCTTACACACCAAATTTTCAACAAAACAATACACAATGGACATTGTTTGATCAGCTAAGTGATCAAGGCAAAAACAAACCCATCTCTCGGATTTTGTATCGATCAACCACTGGCAAACAAGCAACGGTGGCCTTAACTGGTGGTACAATTTGGTTTACTGATAACAGTTTGAACTGGAAAAGTCAAACTCAGGAAGGTTACAGATTCCAGGACGCAGCTAACTTTCAAAACCCCATTACCCAGACAGAATCATTTTACTTCAGCGTGGGTGGAATGATGAATCAGTATACAGGATTCAAAACCAATTGGCAACCCTCTAGTAGTGATCTTTTTTCTCTAGAAGGTTACAACAATGGAGTTCAAGCCACTAGCTTTATTGTTGTTTGACACATGCAAGTCTTGCCACACAATCAGTGCATACCAACAAACGTGGAGCAAAACAAATGGGTATCGGCACTCTTGGTCCAAATGATCGATCCAAGATCATGGCACTTGTGAATTCAGGTATTGACGTTATGAGAGAGATTGCCACTCTCAAGGAAGGCTTAAAAGACCAGGTGGGCGCAGTGAGCGAGGAACTTGATATTGACAAAAAGATCCTAAACATGGCTATCCGCACCGCATACAAAATGAGCCAACAAAATCAAGACACTCTCAATGATCTTCAAACACAGCTGGACAGCGTGGAAGAAGTGCTAAAAGCAGCAGGTGTTTCCTAGAGAGTCACATGCTCTCTGGCTTGCGTTTTCAGGGCTGGTTAAGCCTCAAGGATCCAAGATTATCTTGGCTTTTGAAATTGGAGGAACAGCCAGCAGTATGCTGGCTGCCGCCTTATTGGCATTCCAAGCAATGCCTTTGAACATTTTGTATTTGTTTTGGTTGTTTGGCAGTGTGTCCTTGACCATCAGCAGCATATTGCGTAAAAATCAGTTACTGACCCTCCTGATGTTGTTTTACACAGGTTTGAATTTATATGGATTATGGAGTTTTGGATGACATACGTTGACGCTATTTTGGAAAAAGACAAAAACTGTATTCATGTGGTGGAGCGTGTGAATCACAAAAGAGTGTTCAACACATATCCCAGCAAGTATGTGATGTATTTTCCCAGCGAGCGTGGCAAATATACCAGCATCTATGGTGAACGATTGGACAAATTTGAAACCACCCGATGGGAAGAGTTTCAAAGAGAGTGCAGACAAGTTCCAAAAACACAGCAATATGAAAGTGACATGAATCCCATTTTCCGGTGTTTTTATGAACATTACAAAAATGCAGCAAGTCCACAATTGCATGTGGGATTTTTTGATATTGAAGTAGATTATGATCCAGACCGTGGATTCAGCTCAGCTGATGAAGCATTCAATCCCGTAACAGCTATTTCGGTGTATCTAAGTTGGCTGGACAAAAACTTCACCTTGGTTCTCAAGCCCAAAACACTCACAGTTGACCAAGCCTCTGATATTGTGGACAAATTTGAAGACACTGTGCTATGCAGCAGTGAAGCTGAACTCTTGGATGTGTTTCTCACACTGATTGAGGATGCAGATGTTCTCACAGGTTGGAATTCAGAGGGGTATGATATTCCCTATTTGCACAATCGTATCATTCAAATTTTGAGTAAGGAGCACACTAAACGACTGTGTCTCTGGAATAAATTTCCCAAGAAAAGGGAGTATGAAAGCTATGGCAAGCCCACTATTACTTTTGATCTAGTGGGCAGAGTCCATCTTGACTATCTGCAACTATACCGCAAGCATACCTATCACGAGATGCACAGTTATCGACTGGACTTTGTGGGCGAGTATGAAGTGGGCGACAAAAAGATAGCTTACGAAGGCAGCTTGGACAAGCTCTATAACGAAGACTTTGAAAAGTTCATTGCCTACAACAGGCAAGACGTTATGCTGCTGGTGAAGATTGATCGCAAATTGAAATTTATTGATCTTTCCAATGATCTTGCACACACCAACGGTGTATTGATTCAAACAACATTGGGCTCAGTGCAACTTATTGACAATGCCATTACCAATGAAGCACATGATCTTGGTCTCTGCATACCCATTCGGCGTCGTGAGGCAGAAGTTCAGAAGGACAGTGACGGCGAAGACATTGAGCCCACTGGTATTGCTGGTGCATATGTGGCTGACCCAGTTGAAGGCATGCACAAGTGGATTGGCGGCGTAGACATCAACAGTCTATATCCCAGTGCTATTCGTAGCTTGAACATGAGCAAGGAAACAGTAGTAGGGCAAATCCGCCCTGTGGGTAATGATCGTTTGATTCAACACAGGATGCAAAAGGAAAAGCGCACTTTTGCTGACAGTTGGAACGAGATGTTTGGCATTATTGAGTATAACCAAGTGATGAATCGGGAAATGGTTATGCTGACTGTGGACTTTGAAGACGGCACCACTGTGGAACTCAGTGCTGACGAACTGTATCAATGGATTTTTGAAAATCCCAAAAAGCAAATGACTCTCAGTGCCAATGGCACCATTTTTGATCTCAACAAGGAGGGTGTGGTACCAGGCTTGCTGGCTCGCTGGTATGGTGAGAGAAAGGAGTTGCAGGCAGAAGCCAAAGCATGTTTCAAAAAAGCTGATGAAGAACCTGATCCCTCTAAGAAGAGTGAGTATCAAGAAAAAGCTGATTTTTATGACAGAAGGCAGTTGATTAAGAAAATTTTGCTAAATTCACTTTATGGAGCTATCGGAAATTCTAGCTCATCGTGGTTTGACAACCGTATTGCACAAAGTACTACTTTAACAGGTAGATGTATCGTCAAACACATGGGTAGTAAGATCAATGAGGTAATATCAGGGAAATATCACTACAAAGGTGATGCTGTCATATATGGCGACACCGACAGCATTTATTTTAGCGCATACCCTGTAATGAGCCAGCTTGAAGACTTCAAAAGCTTTGATTGGAGTCGTGAAGCAGTGGTACAACTGTATGATCAAGTTGCAGACATCACTAACCAAAGCTTTCCTGGATTTATGAAACAGGCATTCAATGTTCCTGAATCTCGTAGCGTTATCAAAGCTGGTCGTGAACTGGTTGCAAGCCATGGCTTGTTCATTACCAAGAAGAGATATGCTGTGATGATTTATGACAAAGAAGGCAAGAGAAAGGATGTTGACGGCAAGCCTGGTGAAATCAAAGCAATGGGCTTGGACTTAAAGAGAAGTGACACACCCAAGCCAGTTCAAGAGTTTTTGAGCGAGATTTTGACGTTGGTTTTGACTGAGGTTGACAAAGACTCAATTTTCAATCGCATCAAAGAGTTCCGAACTGAGTTCAGTAAATGGCCCAGTTGGGCCAAAGGCAGCCCCAAAAGGGTCAACAACTTAACACAGTATGGTATGATCAAAAAAGCACAAGAAAGTGTTGATCTCAAAAAGGACCCAGTTAAAAGAAAAACCATTCCTGGGCATGTTTTGGCCTCGTTAAATTGGAACTTGTTGTGTGACATTTACAACGACTATGGTTCAATGCGTATTCAAGATGGCCAAAAAGTCATTGTGTGTAAACTGCGATCCAACCCATTGGGCATGACTTCTGTTGCATATCCAGTAGATCAACTCTACTTACCTGACTGGTTCAAATCCTTGCCCTTTGACGACGCTTTGATGGAAGCAACAATTTTGGACAAAAAATTGGAAAACTTATTGGGTGTGCTACACTGGAATCTAGAGGATGCCAAAAACAACGAAACTTTTGACAGTATGTTCAGCTTTTGAAAGGTTGACAACTCAACGCCAAGTCAAGTAGATTTGGGAAAGTCAACCTTAAGGACCAATTTATGAATATTTTTTCTGCTATTTGCGAAAGCATAAGACGTGTGTTTGGAACCAAGCCTCCTGTGCAGCCTTCTACACCAGTGCCAGCCCCACCAGCCCCACCAGCCCCTGAGCCTATTCAACCTGTAGTTGTAACACCAGCTGGCAACCCAGTAGTGCCATTACCACCAATCTCCCCTGTTCTAGAACCAGCTAAAGATGCACCATCTGTTATGGAATCCAAACCTGCAAAAGATTCGAAAACATCCAAGGCATCCAAGACTCCAAAAGCAGCTAAGCAGCCTAAGGAAACCAAGGCTGTGAAAGAGCCCAAAGTGTCAAACAAAAAGAAAAACAACTAAGAGCAAACAATGCAGAGCCCCCTCTTTGGAATCTCAAAAGAAGAGAGGGCTCAACTCTTGCGTTACAAGCCCTATCCGTTGGCATCAGCAAGCACATGGAGCAATTCTCATCCCACAACCGCCAGCACTTTGGTATTCTTAACTGGGTATTTGTGCCTGAACACTATAACTCAAGACTTTCACGAAGTTGACAGCATTTGTGAAGCAGAAGATCTGTTGTTTTCACAAGCAGGATCTGTTGTAGAGCAATATGATGGCTTGCCATTTGCACTACGAAGGCAAGCTTCTCTTTTGGGTCATAAAAACAAGAGAGGATGTGGCAATCTCATATTCACAAACAGCAATATACTCTTGAAAATACCTACTGATCAACTGTATCAAGATGAACAAAACACTGGAACGAAGGTAGGCAGGTGGTATTCAGCTGGTGTGCTGCGGAAGTTTGACAATCAAGGCAGTCAAATTTTCATTGGGGAACATGTGCCTGAACACACTGCTTATGTTGCTTACAAAGGGCGCAGTGATTTGGATAGTGTTGCTACTCTGTTCCAAAAAGGTCATGAAATGAGATTATGGTGTCCCTTTGTTGTTGACATACCTGCAACTATTGCTCACTATATTACAAAGGTTATGTTTGACCTCTAAAACCAATTTTGGAAAAATTATGAAAACCCAAAAACGCCTATATGAACCCAGTGAATTGAAAACGTTATTTGAAGCATTGAACAGTGCGCCACCTTGGCTTAGCAGGAGGTATGTGCTCAAAAACATGTTGGGTTGGACTGACGAAGATTTGAAACAAAACGCAACATTGGTTGACGAAGAAACAATACAACGCAAAATGGGTAATAAAGGAGCTTATTGAAAATGACAGCAACAGCTATTAAGGATGCAATCTCTGATCTTGCAAAGAATGTGATCAGCACTGGTTTTTATGAAAAGATCAAGGTATCTGGTGGAGCCAAAACCAGCACCATTGAGGCTATTGACAAGGACAAGCAAGTTATTCTCAAGGCAGAAACCTTGAACCCAGTAGACGGCTGGAGTGGTGAATTTGGACTTGCCAATCTTGGCTTGCTCAACAGCATTGTGAATGACCCAGAATTTGCACACAAGGACAGTAAGCTGGAACTGGTGTATACTGAGCGCGAGGGTGTGGATGTGCCCACTGAAATGCACTACACAAACAAAAGCAACAGTTTCA